CTCGCCTACGTCGCCCTTCGGCCCCTGCGGCCCGGTCTCGCCCGTGTCGCCCTTTGGCCCCTGCGGCCCGGTCTCGCCCGTGTCGCCCTTTGGCCCCTGCGGCCCGGTCTCGCCCGTGTCGCCCTTCAGTGAGGCAAGCCATTCTTCCTCGGTTCCAGCATAGCCGTGCGCTCGTGCCAGACCGTATGCACTCAGGTAATAGCCCGCATCAACCGCCCCGCCGTCTGCCGGACGATATTTTCCCGCATACCAAATCGCATACTCCGAGAAGAATGTGTTGAACATTTCCACAGTATTTGCATAGCGGTTATACTCCCCATTCGCAAAGTCGATCATTGCCACCAGATAGGCACGATACAGCTTGTCATGCGGAGGCCGAACAAGCATCTCAGATTCGGGATCCGTGTCTGCGTCGTAGGATACCAGCTCATCCACCGCCAGCAGCATGACCTCGGTCTGCACAAGCCCCTCTGCCTCACTCAGCCAGATCAGCTTGTCCTCCGTCGTAAATGCGCTCGGCTTTATTCTGTCTGCATATTCGATCGCTTCCCTGATCTTCATTTTCTCACTCCTCCCACAGCGAAAAAGGGGCAGAGCCTAACAGCTCATAGCCCGCTCTCCCCCTTTCCTTGCTTGTTTACTTTACGAGACCAGCGTATCGCCGCCGCTCACACCGCCGACTGCATAGCCGCGCCAATCGTTGAAGCCGGCGCCGAACCGCGCGTAGCCGTCCCAGACGTTGGCGTTGGTATCGCGGTCAATGTAGCTCTCGACCTCCAGCTCCACACGATCCTGGAAGATCGCGCCCGCGTAGTCCTCATTATAACGCTCATCCAGCAAAACCCAAGGCTTGGTGCCTTTGGTAATAAACTGATTGAGATACTGCCAAATGATCACGTTCCAGCGGCCAAAAATGAAATTGAAGCCGTTGTTTGCCGTGTTCGGGTCCTTGTCCGCGCCGATCGCCGCGAAGACATCGCGCTTGAGCGTGTAGTCATTCGGAATCAGAATGGTTGTCGGTGCGACCGTCAGCACATTGCCGCTGTCGTCACGTACATCCTGCATCGCAGACTCCATCGCCATCAGCGCATCAGCTGTAAAGGCGTCGGCAAACAGATTCGACTGCGTCCCATTCTTCACCTTGGACGGATGTGCCTTGGAAAAGAGGGGCTGACCGTCAGCACCAACCGCATCAAAGCTTTTGCCGCCAAATGCAACCTTCGACTGGCCAGAGATCGCACCGCCCAGCATCGCCGCGCCAAATCGTTCGCGGGTGCGGTAATATCCCGCAATGAATGCGCCCGGTCTGCCCTCCAGATCCATAATCTTGTTGTCGTCGACTGCCTCGCGCGAGATCGAGAAGCGATCCTTCCATACCTCGTGACGAATGATCTTGTCATAGCCCTCCTCCATGTGGTCGTGCGGATGCTTCCCCATCTCGCCCACCGGCTGAAAGCCCTCCATGCTCGTCATCGCGGTGTATTTCTCCGCCCAGTTCTCGCTCTTGGTCATCTTAAAGAGCTTAGGCAGCATCGACTGCTGCTCAAATGCCTCGGCGCGCTTCTCCAAAAACATGCGGATCGGTGCCTGAGACTTGCCGAAAATGCTGTCGTTCAGACCCGAGCCTTCAGTAAACGTAATTCCTGCCATTTTCCTTATCTCCTCTCTCGGTTAAAATCTCACGCGGACCCAATCGCCCGCAGCATTGCCGCCCATCTCGACGACCTCTGCAATACCGTCGGTCGTCGTCCCGGTTACCTGAAGGCCGTCCGCAGCCAGTGTTACCTTCGAGCCAACCTTGACCGAGGATGCCGCCGCCGAGAAGGTCGTCTCGAAAATGATCTCATGCTCTGCACGGATCACCGGGATCAGCTCACCCGCCGTTGCCGCCACGTTTCGGGTCTGCATACAAATGTACCCGGGCTTTGCCGTTCCCGCAGCTGCCGCCAGCTGCCCCGATGCATTGACCTGCATTGCCATGCCCACCTTCGGCACAATCGCCGAGACAGGCAGATACTCATAGCCGGGGACATGTCCGCCGTCTACCGTATGGATCATAAATGCCATTTTGTGTTTCCTCCGTTTTCGTTATTTTTTTGCATATTTCGCATAATGCGCCGCAATCTCCGCGTCGCTCACACCGGGGTTGAGCCGCCTGTACTGCGCCATGACCGATTTCGGCACCGTAATGCCGCCCGACCCCTGCTGCTCGGTGCTTTGCATGTGCTGCTTCTGCGCCGTCGCGTTCAACGCCGTCTGCCGCGCAGCCGCAGCCCGCCGCTCGCCGAGCATTTCATAGTTGGCCAGCTTGTATGCATCCAGCATACTGTAGCCCCGCCGCATCATGTCCTCCATCTGCGGCCATCCTTCGCTTCCGCGCAGGTCGTCAAAGTTTTTCACCGTGCCGTCAAGCCGGGTGATCTCGGCCAGCTCTTCCTGCATCTGTACGCGTACCCGCTCCATGCGCGATGCCTGCTCTGCCGCCGCAGCTCTCGCCTGCATTGCACGCGCCTCTACGACGGCCGGCGCCGATTCAACATGTCGGTTCCATTCCTCCTCGGACATCCCCGCACGTCTTGCCAGATCGGCATTCTTCTGCCGCGCCGTCGCTGCCTGCATCGCCTTATATTCGGCTCGGGTTCGCACAGGTAGGCCGGTCTCGGGATGGGTAAAGCCCAAGCCTGCGATCAGCGCATCCTGCTTGCGTCCTTCTTCTGCACGGATCCGTTCAGCCTCAAGCCGCGCCTCTCGCTCTGCTTTACGCCTTGCCGCGGCAAACTGCGCGTTCTCCTCCGCACTCTGCACGGGCTTGCTTTCCTCGCCCACAGGGCCAATATCGCCCGGTGCGCCGACCGGATCGCCCTCTGACGACCCCGCCACCATATGATCCTCGACGGTTCCCGCAGGTTCGGCGATCTCCTGCCCTCTCGCGCCTTCATTCCCCGCCTCGACCACTGATGTCTGCGCAGGTGCAGCGACTCCCTGCTCGTTTGCGCCGCTGTTTGTGATGTGATCAATGTCCATGTGCTTCCTCCTTCGGATTTTTACGCTATTCCTGCGAATTTGTCAGATCTCCATCGACCGCTCACTTTCCGCTCCGCAGATCGCGCCCGGTCTTCACCTTGACCTTGCCGCCCTTTGCCTTCACCTGGTGCGGCGCCTTGACCACCTGCGTGCCTGCATTCGCAATCTTGCCCGCATAGCCCTTCTTTTCTGCCATCCTCTTCACCTCCTTTCGCCATGCAAGGGTAGAGCCGCGGCTTTCCGTGTGCTCTCTCGATCCGGGCCAGCCCGGTTTTATTCTTTAGGCCGTCCCCAGAGATGAATGAGCACCGCCCGCTCATCTGCCGAGGCGCGTCTGTAATCCTCCCACATGTCGTCTGTCCACTGTACGCCCTCACCCGGCTCAACTGCCGCCAGATAATCCTGATGCGGGCGAATGAAGTGCGCAATGCACAGCGCCATCACGCAGTCATCATGTGCACCATCCTCCGCTTCCGCCCGATATTCCTCGTTGCGTACAAAGGTCTGCATTTCCTCCAGCGTCACCCTGTCGTTGATGATCCCCATGTCTTTGCGCACCGCGCGGATCAGGGTCGCTATGATGATCGGCCGTGTCATCGGGTCGGTTCGGAATCCGAAGCTTCTCTTCGGCTGCATCGTGTAATCGTCCACCGTTTCGCGTACATACTGTTTCGGATACCCCAGGCGCTGAAGCTCGCGCACAGGATAGGTCGAGAAATTTGTCTCAACCCCAAGCAGAGCCCGGTTATACCACATTCCGAGGCAGTACAGCTGATGCGTGAAAACATCCTCGTCATAGCACTGCCGAAGCCGTGCCACCTGCTCACCCGTGCGATTGTCAAGCACCTGCGCGACAAATTGGTCACTTCCGTCGCCTGCCGTGTCTGCGCCGATCACATACGGCACTCCCGGCTCGGGCGCACAGAATACCGCAAGCGCACCGTCCGCATCCGGTTCAAACCGCCAGTTTCTGATGCGCAGCTCGTCATAGTCGTAGGCAAATCCGCCCACCATAGACGGCGGTTCCACCTCTCGCAATCGGTTCACCACCGCCCGCGCGTTGAATACAGACCGACCTGTCACACCCCAGTTTCCAAGACAATAGACATCGTAGTAATACTCGTTGGTCTCACGAAACAGCTCAAGCACTTGCCTGTTTCGCTCCGGCAGATGTGGATTGTCCAGATATGTGCTCTCATGTATACGCACGTCCGGGATTTTGCGGTCGAAAAAACGCCCCTTAATCCAATGCGTCATCGATACCGGATTGAAGGTCAGGATCATCTGGCTGTAATCCACCGGCGCACCGCGCATACGAATGTCAAGTTGGTCAAAATCGGTCTCCTTGACCTCGGTTGCCTCCTCGATCCAAACGCTGTTGATCTCGTAGATCGATTTCAGCTTTTCCACATCGTCCAGCCCTGCCGTCAGGATCTTTGATCCGTTCGGAAAGGTGATCGATTGCTCGCTCAGATTAATCTTTGCACCGATCGCCGGGTAATGCTTTGCGATCTGCTCACGCAATTGCATGAAGCACGATTCGCGGATCGTTCTCCCTACCTTTCGGCATACAAGAAAGCGGTGCCCCGACTGCGACACGCATCGTTCTAAAACCTTTCGCCCGGCAAAGATCGATTTCCCCGAACCGCCGCCGCCTTTGAGAACAAGATATCTGCTCTCGTCAAAGTACAACGGCATAAATGTCGGGTTTGATGTGTCCCGCAGACCCTTATACCACAGCGCCGCCTCTGCCGCCGCATCAATTTGCGCTCTCGTTGGCCTTTTCTTCGCCGCCATTGCATCCCTCGCCTCCCATCTCCCGGATCAAGGCCAGCTTTTCGGCCATGCTCATCCCCTCCAGCACCGATCTCCGCCCCTCTGCCTGTTCTGCCGCCGCCCGCTTACGGCTCCAATAGTTGACTTGCAGGTTGAAGATCACCCCCTGCACGCTCCGTTCCTTGGTCGACAGTAACTCCTCCAGATAGCACTCAATCCGCATCCTCGCCTGCTCGCATACCGGCGCATGCTTGGGATTCTTGCTTTTGTCTGCGTAGTTTTGCCAGGTGCTCGGATCAATGCCGAGCGCCAGACATAGTCCTGAGATCGTCGGCGGCCTCAGCCATTCGATGTAGGTGATCGCCTCACCCTCATCATCGTATACCACAGCGCCATCCGAGCCTTTTATTACCCGTGTTCGCGATACCCGGGCAAAATACCGCTCCACAGCCGCCTCAAATTCCGCAGCTGTATATTTCTTTGGCCTTCCCGCACCCATCCGCACACCTCCATTCCCGGCTCGTCCTCCTGTATATCCATTGTACACCCGTTTTCGGAAAATCGAAATTTTTCCAAGGCGGGCAAAGAAAAAGGCCGCAAAACCCTTGATATTCAAGGATTTTTGCGACCAACTTTCCAAGACGAGCCTCTTGACAGGGTTTTCGCATAGTGCCTTTTCTCGCACGCGCACGCGCACGCGCACCTCGCCGTGGGGAATAATTCATTTGCCAAATACCTCCCTTGCCAGGGCAAGCGGACGCCTCTGAAGATACTGATTCACCGATTGCTTGCTGATCCCCAGCCCCGCGCCGATCTCGGCCATCGTCATGCCCAGCGCCCGTTCCCACACAATCCGGTATTCCTTCTCGGTCAGCTCGTTTCTCGCACGCCTCCAGAACTCCCGTACCATGATCTCGCTCTCCATATCCTCCGGATCCGGTATATCCAGCTCGACCGGATCCCCCGACCTGTCTTCTACGATCAGTCCCAGCTTATCCCGCTCTCCTCTCCGCTTTATCGCGTTGTCGTGCCGTCCTCTGCGCTCCATGTGATTGCGGATCATCGCCGCCGCATAGGTCGAGAATGCCCCCTTTTCTTCCCGATACGTCTCTGCGGCCTGCCATAATGCCATATACGCCTCCTGTAGATCGTCCTCATCGTATCGCCCGCAGTATTTGCGCAGCACAAAAACGGCCAATGGCATATTGGCCTCGAATCGCTCATCCGTCGTCATCTCTGCGCCTCCTTCCTCTGCGCCCGGGCGCAGCCCATGCGCATCTTTTCTCGGGCTTGGTTGTCGTTGATCGTCAGCCCGGCATCGCCCCTTGCTCCTGTTTTCGTCCTGAAACTTTACACATTTACAAGGCACACCACAGCCGCCCACAGCGGCTGCGTTAATCGTCCCAATCGATCCCCATCGGTGCGCCTCTCCTGCGCTTGTCCTCGGGCGGGATCAGGACATATTTATAATATAAGTAACCATACGGCGTACATTTGCACTCTACCAGCATGTATCCGCGCGGCGGTTTTGGCGCCCGTTCTTCGTTGTATGTACGCTTGACCTCTTCCGCGGCTTCCTGCTCCGGCTTGACATATGGCCCACAGCTTTTGTATCGGTGTCCGCCCTGCTCCGGCGTCCAATGCGCGATCAGATAGTTAGCAAGCCCCGTGTAGTCCCGCCCGTGATCCACACCGTCATAATAGTTGTGCTCGCGCAGACGCTTGATCCGCGTCACCGTCCCCATTCCCCATTTCCCCGCGATCACTTCTGCCGGGATCCCTTCCGAGATCATATGCATGTGGATCCGTTCCGTGCTCTTGCCGCGTCCGATATACAGGAAAAATACCGCATCCGGGCAAGCATAACGCAGCCGCCGTGCATATCGGTCGCGCACCTTCTTTGCCTCGGAAAAGGTGTGTACCTCATGGTCATCATCAAAGGTCAGCGTGCTGTAAAACGCGCTCGGCGAAAAATTTGCATTGACCAGCCGCGCATGCTTCTTCCGCGCGATCTCGTCCTTGTGCTTCTGCCGCGCTTCGTCGTCAGGGAAGCGCGGACGAAGCTTCGCCCGCGCAGTATCCTTTATTCTATCCGACACTTGATAAACATATTGCTCACATACCACACCGGAAAATACCCTTACCTTAACTCTCATACAAAGCCCTCCTTTCCTTACCGATGAACCTCTGCACAAAAGCAGAACCGCTCCCGGTTCTGCTCCTCTGCAGGCGCTCATCACGCCTGTTTGTCCTTCCGTAATGCAAGCTCTGCCTCCGCCGCCTCCCGCGTCAGATGCACCGCCTCGCCCAGATCATCGTTGTTGAAAAAACGGTGCCCAGCCTCCGACTCAGCGGCAAATACCCAACCGCCTCGATCTTTTGCAATGTCTCCGCTGGCTTCTACTACCCGCGCTTCTGTGATCTTTCCGCGCTCAAACAGATACACGGTCTCACCCAAGCCAACCGGCAAAAGGGCAACGCGCGAACGGTCGCAAAAGTCGGCGCAATAGTCCACGATCTCATTATGCTCGGTGTGCTGCCGCACAGCAACCGACGTCGCCCGCCAGCACGGTGTGTAATGGAAACAATCTCTGCATGTCTTCATGTTCCTTCTCCTGATCTTTTTCTCATTTCATCATCAATACATCTTCATATATCGCCATCCGCCTCAGTACATCGTTGTGCGCACAGCCCGCACAGGCCGCACCGTCCAGACATTTCCCGCGCCGATCACAGGGAATGTAGTCACAGTCTCCCACATAGCGAACACCGTCCCGCCCCCGTGCCGTCATCCTTCGCCCCGCAGGCAAAATCTCGGCATATCGAAGCCGCCCCACACCGTTCAGCGCTTCCTCAATCCGCGCTGCAATGGCATCCCGTGCGCCGATCGTTCCGCCGCCGGCGTCAGCTTTCACCTCAATGTCGCAGACCAATTTTACCTGTACCTTCATTTTCGTCTCCTCCGCTTATACCGGGCAGCCTTCGCTGCCCGGTACTCTCGCGCCGCCAACAGAAGCGCCCTGTCACATTCCGCCGCCTTTTCGGCGATCGTCGGCTTGTCCGCAATGCGGATCACCACAGGTGCAGGCGTCGCCGCAAGCCGTGCTCCCTGCACCGCGTCACATTGACACACCTCGCCCGGGTCAAGCAGTGCCCCGCAGCGTGCGCATTTTCGATAATATTGACCCACCGTTTATCTCCTGTTCTTTCGCAAATAGTTCAGCTTCATTCGGATGTGATAGTCCATACCGACCGCACGGACTTCCATTTCCTGCCGCCTTCGTTCGGCATCTGCATCCATCGCCGTGCGATAATCCCGGTAATCCGGGCACGATCCGTGACAAGACTGTGTTCTCTTCGGGCAGTCGATGCCACCCTTATAGCAGGGCACCTCTCTCATTTTTTTCCACCTCCTCGCAGATCCGCACAAAGGATAGGCCAACATACCTTTACCCAATCCTTCCACGCATCACAAGGGACCTCACACCCCTGTACTTCTCGCGCACATTTGTCACACGGTCTCGGCGGCAATGGCCGCATCGTCTTCTTTTCCGTATCACATCCCTCCTTCCGCTTCTCAGCGTGCGTGCAGATCTATTCCATGCTCCCGCAAACGCGCTACCTGCTGCGTCAATACGCAGTCATACCCGTACCGCTCGCCCGCTTCATCAATGACTGTCTGAAATTCCTCTATCAGCTGAGGCAAGCGCGTCGCATTTGCCCCGCTCCCCCAGCCGTGCTTCTCGATCAGTAAATTCGCGATCACCGCGATCGCCAGCTCGCTCGCATAGCCGATCGCCTCATGCAGGATCTCCCGCTCCCTCCGCGATCGCCGAATCTCCCGCGGTCGATGCGCATCGGGTAAATGTGCTTTCATGTCTTGTCCTCTCCTCTCTGATGATGTCTTTACGGCGTGAATTCGTGCCGAACCGTCGATTGCGGATACTCAAGCACAATGCAGATCTTCATTGGCTCATCCTCCGGCAATGCTAAATGCATCAATCCGCGAACAATAATACCGATAATTCTCCGCAGCTGACGTGACATGCTCCGATATGTCTTCGCGGTTTCCTCTTCCATGTGAACTGGTATCAACATATCATCCCTCCCCCAGCCGCGCGATCACCGCGCCGCCGTAGCTGTTCCGGGTGATGGCCACAAACTCGGCCACCGTGTACATGCCGTGCTCCAGATCGATGCCATGCGACCGCACAAATTCGTCCCGTCCCATCCGGCAGGAGCCTGTCAGACGGTGATGCCAGTCGTAGAAATCCCGGGCGGGATACTTCACGCCGGGCGTATGCGCTTCCAGAAACGCCGCGATCCGCTCATCCTCCGGCATGTCGTCGAACAGCTTGTCACGCGCGTCTGCCACCGCCTTCTCCAGCGTTTCGCCGTGGGCGAAATGATTGCCGGCTTTCGCTACATAGCAGGGCTCCAGCGTCAGATCATCGCACAGAATATACCCCTTCGCCGTGTTGCCGAATACCGCCGTGATGATGGTCGGCACATCGTCAATCATGTGGACGGCGGCACCGGAAAAAGATTTGATGCCGTAGCCGTAGCCGGAGCCGTAGCCGTCGCCGGAGCCGTAGCCGGAGCCGTAGCCGTAGCCGTCGCCGTAGCCGTCGCCGGAGCCGTCGCCGGAGCCG